TGCTGGCATCCAGTACGAATGGCACCCAGGCTGCGGCGATGCGCTGCACCTGACGGCGCCAGACGCGACCGCGATCTACTGGAACCCACTCTCCGACGACGGCGATGCGCTGCGGCTGGCGGTGAAGTTGGAGATTTTTGTGGAATACCGGCGCGATGTCAGTGCTGCGTTCGCATACAACTATGCACGGTCACTAGAGGTTGGTCAAAACAACAAAAACCTCGACCCCTACGCCGCCACCCGTCGCGCCATCGTTAGGGCTGCGGCTGAAATTGGAAAGGTTTTGAAAGCTAATGAGGATTGCCAACGGACCCGACGAGGCAAACGCAGCAATGCTCGTCGCCAAAGCGAGAGACGCAGTAAACAAGGCAACAGGGGGAAGAAGGGATGAACATCATAACCCTAGACTTCGAGACGTACTACGACAAGGAGTTCTCCCTGTCAAAGATGACGACAGAGCAGTACATCCGCGACCCGCAGTTCGAGGTCATCGGTGTTGCCGTAAAGGTCAATGACGGAGAGACCGAATGGTTCTCGGGCACGATGCAGGAAACCAAGAAGTTCCTGCAGAAGTTTGACTGGGCAAGCTCGATAGCAGTTGCGCACAACGCTGTGTTTGATCTATCCATTCTGAATTGGCACTTTGACCTGCGACCCAAGAAGATTGTCGATACGCTATCAATGGCAAGAGCTATCCACGGTACGGAAGTCGGAGGCAGTCTTGATGCCCTCGTAACGCACTATGGGTTAGGAGCCAAGGGCAACGAAGTAATCAACGCACTGGGTAAGAGACGGATCGACTTCTCCGACGACGAGCTATCCCGGTATGCTGGCTATTGCATCAATGACGTGGAGCTGACGTACAAGCTCTTTTGCGCTCTTGCTCCGGGGTTCCCAGTAGTCGAGCTGAACCTGATTGACTTGACGATTCGGATGTTCTCCGAGCCTGTGTTGCAGTTGGATGTGGGCGTATTGAGTGAGCACTTGCTGCAAGTGCAGGAGAAAAAATCCAAGCTGATGAGTAATATCGAGGTGGACAAAGACCAGTTGATGAGCAACCCGCAGCTTGCCGAAGTGTTACGGAACTACGGCATTGAGCCCCCAATGAAAGTCAGCCCGACTACAGGCAAGCAAACTTACGCATTCGCTAAATCGGATGAGGGGTTCAAGGCACTACTGGAACATGACAGTCTGGATGTGCAAGCTCTCGTCGCTGCGCGTTTAGGGGTGAAGTCCACGCTGGAAGAAACACGTACTCAACGGTTCATCGACATCGCTGCTAGGGGCACGCTACCCATACCCCTACGCTACTACGCAGCGCATACAGGGCGATGGGGTGGGGATGACAAAGTGAACTTGCAAAACCTGCCACGTTCGTCGCCGTTGAAGAAGTCCATAGTTGCCCCACAAGGCTACATGATGATCGACTCGGACTCGTCGCAGATTGAAGCGCGTACGTTGGCGTGGCTGGCCGAGCAGGAAGATTTGGTGGAGTTCTTCGACAAGAACAACGCGGAGATTGCTGCCGGGGTGCCGAAAAAAGAAATGCAGTATGACCCGTACAAGATCATGGCGGCGCAGATATACGGTGTACCCGTAAATCAGGTTACTGACCCCCAACGATTTGTAGGTAAGACCACGATTCTTGGTGCTGGTTACGGTATGGGGGCAGAAAAGTTCCGTGCGCAGCTAAAGACGTTCAATGTTGATCTGCCTGAAGAAGAATGCCAGCGCATCATCTCGGTATACCGGGAGACTTACCCGATGATTCCGTTGTTGTGGAAGCAAGCGGGGAATGCACTGAAGGCAGTCGCGGGGAACTATACGGCACCTCTGGGCAAGGCGGGTGTACTTGCTGTTGAAGGCACAAAAGGTATACGGCTACCAAACGGGCTTTATATCAAGTACCCCAACCTTCGTCGTTGGGTTAACGACACGGGTAAAGAAGAACTTGTATACGACACAAAGAAGGGTAGAGCAGTCATCCCCAACCGTATATACGGCGGCAAGGTTGTAGAGAATGTATGTCAGGCGCTGGCCCGCATAGCCATCGGAGAACAGATGCTCCTGATAGCAAAGAAGTACAAAGTTGTTATGACTGTCCACGATGCTATCGCATGTATCGTGCCGGTACACGAGGTGGAAACAGCGCGGGAGTTTGTTGAGCTGGCTATGCGTATCCGCCCTAAGTGGGCACCAGAACTGCCGCTGAACTGTGAATCTGGCGCAGGTCGTTCTTATGGAGAATGCTGATGCACCCAGCCGTTGAACTACTACTTAAACGTATGGATAGCCACCCTGAAGAGTTTATTAAGCCTCACCCACGTTGTACTAGATGGAGTAGAGTCCTTCGAGAATACACTGAGTATATGAACGAGGAAGAACAGAATGCCATAAAGTACAAGTGCAGAGAAGTTTATCTAGGGGCTATGCAGAAAGACGTTATGGCCGAACTGTTATACGGGCAACCGGAAGAAGGAGATATTGCTTATGAAATCGAATACAAAAACTGACATTGTTGTTGACTACGCTTCCCCCTGCATGAAGGCAGAACGGGCATTGAAAGACCTTCATAAAGCAATGCTAGAGCAGGACTATGCACGGGCAATTGAATTTGCACTCCACGCCCTAGCAGAAACTAAACTTACTTTGAACGCCATTAAGCATTCCGCTGCAGAAAAATATTTTAAGGAGTAATAAATGAAAGCCAAAACTAACAGAGCTAAGATCATTGCGTACTTTCGAGCCAACCCTACTGCCGCACCAAAGTATGTAGCGGCGAAGTTCAACGTAGCTATACCGAATGTATACCCCATGCGTAAGCAGGCCATGCACGAATTACAAGAGCAGATTGCTGAAGAACAATTAGCCCCTCAAGTTGTCCCTATGGTAGAGGACAACAAAGAAACCATTAACGTAAACGAGATGTTGGCAGGGCGCGAGGTTAGGTACGGCGCGTTTGAAGATCATGCCGAGATTAGCCAATCACTCAAAGCAGTGATGCACGCACAAACCGGGTGGGCCAGACTTTCAAAAGACCAACGGGAATCACTCGAAATGGTCCAACACAAAATTGCGCGAATCCTGAATGGTGACCCGGAGTACCTTGATAACTGGGTAGATATTTGTGGCTATTCGCAGTTGGTAGTGAATAGACTGGAAAAAGAAAACAAATAGCTAATTTCGGAGTAGCCGCCACATGCGCAAAAAAAGTAAGTACCGTCCAAAGCCTGTGCTGGTTAACCCCCTCGGATACGTGCTTGAAGGGATGACAGCAGTAAGGGCACACGAAACAAGTGGGCTTGATCTCAAGATTAAAAACCATCTTGCCCTTGCTAATCTAACTAAGGGTAACGGCACTCGAAGCGACGTTAACACTATGATCGCAATGGGTAACATCACGGAAGCATTACATAGGATGGGGTTCGGCACAGAGTACGCAGGTGAGATTAAGGCCGGTATAAATGCCCTGTATGTCGTGGCTATGCGGGGGCAAGAAAACAACCGCTTCATCCTCCGCGCAGAAGAGATGAAGGCGCTAAACACTCTCTGTGATTTGCACGACGCGCAGCTAGAAATCATCACCCTCAAAGATATGGGTAGGGCCGTGGAGCTGGTAGAGAAAGAACACCGTTCTGGGAAAATGCGTAGGGTGACAAAGCAGCCCGTATTGGAGGCAGCATGATTACGTGGTCTTATTCGTCACTCAAAACATTTGAGCAGTGCCCCAAGAAGTACTACCACTTACGGGTACTTAAGGATGTTAAAGACGAGGGTAGTGAAGCTACGTTCTACGGGCAAGCATTGCACAAAGCAGCGGAAGACTACATAAAGGATGGCACCCCTATCCCCCCAAAGTTTTCCTACGTGCAGCCAACGGTAGACGTAATCAAAAGCATCCCCGGCGAGAAGCATTGCGAGATGAAACTCGGTGTGCGCAAGACGGAGAGTGGATACGAGCCTTGCGACTTCTTTGCCAAGGATGTTTGGTGGCGGGGTATTGGGGACGTGGTTGTAGTGCAGGACGAACTGGCCTTTTCTCTGGACTACAAGACCAGCAAGAACGCTAAGTACGCCGACCTCAAGCAGCTAGATATTCTTGCTGCTGCACTGTTCACCCACTTCCCCAAAGTAAAAAAGATCAAGTCGGCTTTGGTCTTTGTTGTTAGTAATGAGTTTGTCCACAAGGAGCACTCTGCGGAGCTACGGGATTCGTACTTTGCTACGTTTGAGCCGGAACTAGACAGACTTGCCACGGCACAAGAAACAGGTGTATGGAACACTAACACTAGCCCTTTATGTAGGTATTGCCCCGTCGTATCATGCGAACACAACCGCAAACGATAGGAGAACACCATGCCGTACGTAAACAAACCTAGACCTTACAAGAAAGAGTACGAACAGTATCAAGGCACGGAGGAACAAAAGAAGAACCGTGCTACTCGCAACGCAGCCCGCCGAAAAGCCACGCAAGAGGGCAAAGTCACCAAGGGAGACGGCAAGGACGTACACCACGTCAAGGCGCTATCCAAAGGTGGCACTAACAAGAACAACCTGAAAGTGGTTCCGGCATCCGTCAACCGCTCGTTTACCCGTGATTCAAAAAACAAACTGGTATCCGAGGTCAGCCCAAGAGAGCGAAAGAGTGCGAATCGTCGATGACAAAGTCTTGGTCCTGCATACCAAGCAGCCGCATCTAATAACCGAACACGTTAAAAAGAGCGCGATAGTAGGGCAGGAGGAAGACACTTACGAAGTAGCAGTACACTGGGGGTTGAAAGAAGCACAAGCTCTTGTGCGGCTTGGCGTCAAGGACGGCCCCTCCCCCATCAAGAGAGACTACAAATGGACAGGCAAACTAACCCCGTTTGCCCACCAAAAAGAAACTGCTTCCTTTCTAACCCTCCGCCCAAAAGCGTTTTGTTTCAATGAGCAGGGTACAGGTAAGACGGCATCCGTAATATGGGCCGCAGACTACCTAATGAAAATGGGTAAGGTACGCCGTGTCTTGGTGCTGTGCCCGCTGTCAATTATGAAGTCCGCATGGCAGCAAGACTTGTTTAAGTTCGCCATGCACCGATCATGCTCTGTTGCGCATGGGGATGCCAAGACCCGAGCCAAGATCATTAAGGCAGGTTCAGAGTTCGTCATAATCAACTTTGATGGGTTGGCAGTAGTCAAGCAGGAGGTACTTGATGGGGGATTTGATCTCATCGTTGTTGATGAATGTTCGGCGTATAAAAACCCGCAAACAAATCGCTGGAAAGTGCTTAAAGACGTTGCAGCTAAAGCAGACTGGCTATGGATGTTGACAGGCACGCCTGCTGCGCAGTCCCCGTTAGACGCCTACGGGCTTGCAAAGCTAGTCAACCCCGACAACACCCCCAAATACTTTGGGCAGTTCCGCGACCAAGTAATGTACAAAGTGTCGCAGTTCCGTTGGATACCTAAACAACTGGCACAAACCGTAGTTCACAACCTTCTACAGCCAGCTATTCGTTTTGAGAAAGATCAGTGTCTTGACTTGCCTGAACTTACGTTCGTTGAACGAGATGCCCCGTTAACCCCACAGCAAGCGAAGTATTATCAAGCGCTCAAGAAGCAAATGACAATCAGCGCTGCGGGGGAGAACATCACGTCGGTCAATGCGGCAACCAACATCAACAAGCTACTGCAAATCTCGGGGGGCGCGGTTTACTCGGACAACAAAGAAGTTGTTGAGTTCGATGTGTCTAACAGATTACAGGTAGTTTTGGAAGTCATTGAGGAGTCTAGCCACAAGGTTCTTGTCTTTGTGCCGTTCACGCACACAATAGAACTTTTACGCGCCACATTGGAGAAGAACAATATCTCTTGTGGGGTCATCAATGGGCAAGTGTCAGTCAACAAGCGTAGTGAGTTAGTCACGCAGTTTCAGAATAGCCCGGAACCGCACGTACTTATCATCCAGCCACAAGCAGCATCACACGGACTTACACTTACTGCAGCTAACACAATTATCTGGTACGCCCCTGTCACTAGCGTAGAGACCTACCTACAAGCCAATGCCCGCATCAACAGGCCGGGGCAGAAAAACGCTATGACCATCGTGCATATCAGGGGCAGTGAGGTCGAGAACCGCCTGTACAGCATGCTGCAAAATAACATCAGCAACCACGAAAAAATAATCGATCTATATCGCCACGAAATTTCACAAGACGTTTGACAAAGTCAAACGTTATGCTACACTGAAGCCTCATAAAAACAAGGAGCGATTCATGGCTGATACCGAGCTATCTATCGAAGAGCTTGCGGGGGTGTACCTCAAAATCCGCAGCACTATCGAGGAAAAAGAAGATCAACACAAAGCTGCTATACAAGAGTTGAAAGGCCAACTCGATATGGTTGGTAACAAACTACTTGGTGTATGCAACTCTCTAGGCACTGACAGCCTTAGAACTTCCGCAGGAACAGTTACTCGTCGCGTGTCTTCACGATACTGGACGAGCGACTGGGAGTCAATGTACCAGTTTATAAAACAACATGACGCCCACTTCCTGCTTGAACAACGCATCCACACCGCTAATATGCGTCAATTCTTGGAGGAGAACCCAGACAAGTTACCGATGGGTCTCCAGAACGAACGCAAATACACCGTGCAAGTCCGTAAACCAACTGCTAAATAAGGAGCAACAAAGATGAGCAATCTGACTATCTTCAAACAACAAACTGCAGTAGCAGTGTCGGGCAACCGGGAACTCTCTGACCTTGCGAAGTCTCTGGCTACTGCCACAACTTCCCGCCGCATTCAGACCAATACTAATGGTACGTTCAAGCGCATCGTCAATGGTGAGCAGATTGGTAATGCGATCCGTGGCGAAATTAACGTAATCATCGTTGGTGCGTTACCCAAGGTTTCCCGTATCTATTACAAAGATAAGTTTGATCCGAGCAAGGAAGCCACACTGCCTAACTGCTGGTCAAACCTTGGCGACAAACCCGAAGCTGCCTCCGCAGACAAGCAGCACTCAAACTGCGCTGACTGCCCACGGAACATCAAAGGCTCCGGCGAAAACGGCGGTAAAGCGTGCCGTTACCAGCGTCGTATCTCTGTGTTAGTCGAAGGC